CTTTATCTCCTGCTTTGAGCTTATCATGTATATTTTCTTTTATTTGGTGCTTATGTTCTCCATCTCCTGTAGTATCACCACCATGAGTATGCCCTTTTAATTCTGTAAATAAATCCTCATTCCTGTCAACTAACCACTTATCTATTAATAAATTGTCTTTATCAAGTTCAATATTGTTAAAACTAACCTTTAAATTAGGCAATGGAGATGTTATTTTTGCAATAAAAAAAGAAGGCTCAACCTTCCCATTCTCTTTTATGATTTCATATAAGCCTAAATATGGATTCATAATAACACCCCCTAACTACTTTCTCCTGCATCAACTTCATTCATCATATTTTTAAAATTAAGTTGTAAATCTATAGTATAATCTCCGCCTTTAAAATTATGTGTATCAGAATCTATATAAAAAAGTCCGACAAGTCCAGTATGATTATCTTTTATATAAACTCCTTCACCTGTAATACATGTAACATCTCCAAAACCACTCAAATTACAAGTTTGCTCTACTCCATTTAACATAGCTTTAGCTTCAGATACATAATCTTTATTATCTTGTTTTTTATAAACTTCTTGAAATAATCCATAAGTTTTAAGTAAATCATCATCTTTTACTTCTGATACCTTGTTCCCATTATCATCTACTATTAAAACTGTATTAACCATATTAGACACAGACTCTTTAAAGCTACTCGACAAAATATTTTTTCCTTCTTCAAAAGATAATTCTAAAACAACATTTCCCTTTTCTTTAGAATAAAACTTATCTCCTTTTGAATATAGCATATATTTCTTATTAGTATTTTTATATTCTTCCGTATAAGCGGTCATTATCATCTCATAAGCACTAACGCCTAAGAATACTTTACTAATTTTACTTGAAGTTGCTAAAATATCGCCTTTATTTAAATTGTAATCCGTTAAAAATCTATTATATATACTAGAAGCTGTTTCATTTTTAATATTATAAGACAATTTTATATCATTAAGCTTTGCACAATAGTCATAACATAAAAAATCTATAGAATTATCGCTAGATTTTTCTCTTTCATATACAAACCCTCTAAACAACTCTTTATCATCATTATAAAAGCTAATAATACTCATAAGAGGAATGTCGACTGTCGGTATATTTTTATCATAACTACTACTAATCAATGAAAACTCTAATTTTCTAGCACAAGACTTGTAATCTCCGCTCCATGTTGCTTCAATAAGCAAATTAGTTATATCAAATGTTTCTCCATTAGCTTTTTTACATATAAGTTTTATAGCCATAATTCACCTCTACGGAATAACTAAAGTCATTCTAGTATAAATAACATTAGATGTTTTAAGTTCTGGGTATGTATCCCAATTAGCTTCTTTAATTTTAGGATATAAACTACCTTTGCCATAATATTTTTGAGCAATATCCCAAAGAGAATCACCTTTTACAACTTTATGAGTTTTTTGAGTAGTTGTTGTACTTTCACTAGATGTAGTTCGGTTTGAAGTATTATCGCTTGAATTATTAGTTGCACTGCTTATTTTAGTAATTTCAATCGGTCTATATTCTAATAAATTCAAATTAAAATATAAATCTCTAGTTCCGTCTTGTTCGACTGTGTCAAAAGTTTCTATAAGACATTGCATATTAGTAGGACTATCAGTAACTATAAGCCTTAAAACTGTACCTGCATACATCCATTTTTGAATCTGTTCGCTAAATTCATAAGGTTTCATAAAATTACTGTAATTGCAAAAGTTATACTCTTGATTAGGAAAAAAACTGCTAAGTTCAATAGTTTTAAGAGATGTGCCATTAAATATAGGCACCTCACCAAGTTTTATAACCGATTGAGTATCTATATTATTACTTCTATTAACTCCAACAGATGAAGGCACTACTGGAAATCTTATTTTATTATCATCTGTCCCTAAATATATCTCCATTAATAAGTACCTCCATATACTATCTTATTTTCATTTATCTTTTTAAGAAGTTGAGTAGCTATTTTATTTATATCAGCATCTTCTCTTACAGTTAATCCATTTACAACTATATTAATACTTTGATTATTTGAACCTTTTTCATATCTATTAGCTTCTTGTTTTGTTAATACTTTTTCTCCTTCATGAAGCGTTCTTATAGTTCCATCACGAGCGATTCTACCACTACCAAAAGCATTTTTCCCACTAGATAATCCTAATTTGTCGTTTATCCAACTAGTTCCTGATTTAACTATACTCACAGTTGCATTTATAGGAGTTTTAAGTAAATCCATCATTTTATTCCACCAATCACATACATTTTCAATGATACCTTTTACTTTGGATAAGGCTTTAAATATTGAATCTAAAATCGGCTCACATATATCCCAAGCACCTTTCAAAATAGTTCCTATAGTTTTCCAAGTACTAGACCAAAGTGTCCCTAGTATTTTTATGATGGTACTAATTTCTTCTGAATGTTCTCCTATAAACTTAAATATAGATTCAATAATTGGTTTAACTGTTTCAATTACGGTTTTTATCATATCAAATGCAACTTCGAATACAGTTTTAAAAATATTCATATATTGACTAGCTGGTTCTGATTTAGCAAAAGTTTCAAACCACTTTTTAACATTTTCAGCTACTGTAACTAATTTAGGTGAAATAATATCAATAAAATCTATTGCTTTTTTTAGATTATTACTTAATACATCTTCAAATACTTTAGTTACGCCTTTTACGCTATTTTTTAATTTTCCAGTTATAGTAGACGTCAATCCACTTAATGTAGTAGACATTTCATCAACTAATCCACCTTGATTTTTTGCTATTCCTTCTTGTGCTTCTTCAAATGTTTCATATTGAGTTCCTAACATATTATTAAGCATTTCTAGGTTGCCATTTGATGCACTAAAAAAAGCTTCTGCAACCTCAGTTTCTGTTCTAAGATTTCCTACAAAAGCTTTTACATTTCCCATCATATCAGTAATATTTTTAGCTTGGTCTACATTACCATTAGACATCATCATAGCTTTAGTACCAAATTGAGTAACTGCTGACGTTTCAAAAGGAGTTTTATTAGCGTATTCTTTTAAATATGAATAAAATTCATCTGTGGCTTTTTTAGCTTCTTCACTAGATTGCCCACTATTTTGAATAACTCTATTTATGGTAAGTTTTTCAGTTTGTTCATTTGATAATCCTTCAAATCCAGTCTTAGCTGCAACGCCTATACTAATTCCTCCAGCTAATGCAGTCAATTTACCCTGAAGGCTTGAAATCATACTAGAAGCATTATCTTTTATTGAAACGGTAGCAGACCATACTTTTCCAACAAAAGATTTTAGTTTTCCGTTTATTTTACTTAATATAGGACTAGCTTTATCTGTAAGATTTACTATAGCTTTAACAGTCTTTAATTTCTGCAATACAGAAAAATGTCTTTTAAGTATATTTATAGTTACAATAGCTTTACTAGATTCTATTTTTACTGATAAATATTCCTTAAAGCTATTTTTTAATCTAGAATGTTGTTCTTTAATCTTATTTATATAAGAATGTATTTTATTATCAAATTTGAATAAAAATTCAATAGGTTTACCTAGTTTTTTTGCAAGTTCTCTATGTGTATTGTTAAGCTCTTTAGTTTTTTTTACAGCTTCATTCATAGGTTTTGTGAAATTGTCCACTAATTTTATGGTTGCTTTTAAAACCTTCTCTGTACTACTCATTTATTCCACCTCCATTAAGGAGTTTACTATTTATCTCTATTTCTTGTTTGATAAAAGCTAAAAGTATCTCTTTTTCACCTTTACTCATATTATTTAATAGATTATAACTTTCTTTTGGACTAATGATATTTTTTTTATGGAATAAATAAAACATCAAAAAAGTATTATCATCAGTCTTAATTAGTTTTTTACTTCTTCTATTAAATCTCCACTATATCCTGTAAGTTCTGTTATAGTATCAGCTATTGCACTTATTTCTCCACTTAAAAATAATTTCTTTATAAGCTCTTTGCCATGTGGAACTTTAAACTTTTTATGAAGCTCCTTATTTGAAAAAAGCCTTGTACCATCTTCTACATTAAATACTCCATTGTAAACTAACTCTATTTGAAATTTTTGTAAATCAAATGTAGGCTCTTTAGCTGTTATTTCAAAACATTTTTCTTGAATTTCGCTATATTTATCGTAACTTAACGCTTTACATAACACACTAAACCTTTCTTTAAATATATTTGATAACCTTTTTATCTCAATTTCCCTTGAAGGTCTTTGTATATTTTCTATATCTGAACTTAAAAGTAAGTCTACTATATTACTCATTATTTATTTCTCCTCATTTATATAAAAATTAAAGGTTAGAGTTGCCCCCTAACCTTATCATCAATTAAATTGAATCTAATACGTCCCAATCATCAAACGTAAAAGGACATTCAACCTGACCTATTGATTTTACTTCAAAATCAAATAATGTTAAATCATCAAATGATACATTGTTTATTGCTATTCTTTCAACTCCTAATGCATCTGGGTCTGCTAGCTTACCCACTATTGTAAATCTAGGTTCTTTTCCTTGTTTAATTTGATTTCCTATTAGTTTTATCATTCGTGAATTTACTTTATGTAAAGTTATAGAACCTTTGCCTGTATAACCCATATATTTAGTTCCAGTTGCCATTTTCCCAGCTACACTTACTTCTTCTTTTTGAAATTCTAGTTTAGCCTGAAATGCTTTTGCCTCTGCTACTTCTTCACCTTCTAAAAAAACTGTACCATAAGAACCATTTATAATTCTTCTTTCATCTATCAAAAAATCACCACCTAAATATATATATTAAATTCTAAGTCTTCCATGGAATCAAGTGGTTTAACACTAGCTTTAAAAAACACCGTAGAACCGGTTTTAGCTTCTTTTATTTCTTGTACACTCATATCATCAGTAGTTATCCCTTGGCTATTAAGATATAATTCATGGGCATCAACGTCTATTTCGGCTAATGCATCACTATTTGGGTCTAATACTCCGTCATTTTGAAGCTGTTTAAAGTAAGCATTAACTGCTGCTAAAAATATAGCTTTATTATCGTAAGAGTTTAATACTTTACCTATGTATTCATCTTCAAAAGTCGTTTTGATGTCCTCATACATAATATCCATAGCTTCAAGTATTTTTATCTTTTTAAATTCCTTGCTCTTGTTATCTGTTATAGTAGTAAGCGAATTTACTCCTCTACCAATTTTTATTTTATTTCCATCATTAACAAGTATCAGTTCTCCACTATCAATACTTTCGTTAGGGTCTTCATGTACTTGTATATCATCTACTTCATCAAGTACAAAATACGTAGCACTTCTAGTAAGTGATAATCCTGCTAATATTCCTGCTACTCTCACACAATACTCTTCTGTTTTATAAGTCTTACCGTTTGCGACTATATTTTTAGTTGTAAAGTTTATAATAGCTTCATTATCTGCTGCTGTGTTTGCAAGAACGGCTTTATAAACTTTTCCATCTTTTCTACAACTGTTTATCCAATTTGAAATTAACTGTTTATCTGTTTCGATTTTTGGAATTGAAAGATAATTAAACTTTTTTTGTTTCCAATCTTTTTAGTACTTCGCTTAAATCTTCATCATTTGCAATTTCAACTATAACTTTGTTAGGATTGCCTAAAAATGCAAGTCTTATATAATCATAATTCTCACTAGTAAAGTTATCTTTGTCTACATCTGCAAGCTTATTAAAGCTATATGAAGTTTTACTAGTTGAATCATTCAATATTAAAGCTACAATTCCTCGCTCACTTCTCGATATTGCTGACGTTGCTAATGTTTTAAATATAATGCTAATATTAGGTAGCCCCATTCAATCACTCCTTTATATTTATATCTAAATTTTGCATTTTTTCGTATTCATCAACTAATTCATTGACCGACTTTTTAATTTTTTCAATATAAGTTATATCAATTAAAAAATCTAACATATCACCTACTTCATCAGTTAAAAAATTCGGCTCAATGTTAGATATACTTAAAAATCTATCTTTCACTTGTATATTTCTAGCAAATAAACCCTCTAATTTATCTGCCATATCATAATTTTTTAATTTATCATCACTAAAATATTTTATAGAAATCATTAATTGCTTTTCATTAGTTAGACAAGTAGACGCTCTAGACGATAAAGGCACTACACTTACATAAAAGCACTCCTTATCAAAAGTCCCCTCTTGATTTTTAACTATAACATCACAATCAAAGTTATCTGATAAAATTTTAGTTGTAGAATGTAAAATATCTTTGTAAGTTATCATAAAAATCTACCTTTTAATCTCTAAATAAATTATCAATCATTATAGAAAATGCTTCGTCTAAATCGCTTTCTATTTCTGATACTGA